CGTTCCTTTTCTAACCCACAAAACACCTCGATCGCTCACGATCAGATTGGTTCGGATTGATTAACTTACAAACGGGAGAGATCCTAAGTGATCCGACCTATTCAGGATTAGGAGGTGTGCAAACTCCACGAATTCATTCAAAACTGACCGATCTACCTTCAAAAGGTCAAGACATGATCGACCTTGCCACCGAACTGGGGATCAATCTCATGGAATGGCAGCGGTATGTCTGCATTCATGGACACAAGGTGCGTGAGGATGGCAGGTGGGCTCATTCCGAACTGGGTTTGATTATGGCTAGGCAGCAAGGCAAGTCCACGCTGATGATGCTCCGGATCTTGACTGGCATGTTTGTTTGGGGTGAAGGATTACAACTTGCCTCAGCTCATAGACTTACAACCTCACTTGAAACCTTTAGACAGATTGTTGCTTTGATTGAAGCAAATCCAAAATTGGAAAAGGAAGTAAAAAAAATCCGATGGCAACATGGTGCTGAGGAAATTGAATTATTTGGCAATAGGCGGTTTGTGGTAAAAGCTGCAAACAATGCAGCTAGAGGTTTGAGCAAACCCGAAACAATCCACCTTGATGAGTTGCGTGAATATAAAGATGAGGATGCTTGGTCATCAATGCGTTATTCCATGATGGCTGCTAAGAATCCGCAAGTTTGGGTTTATTCATCGGCAGGAGATCAGCATTCCGTAATCTTAAACAAATTGCGTGAGAGGGCGTTGGCATCAGCTACAACCAACGATCCGATAGGTTGGTTTGAGTGGAGTGCAGAACCTGATGCTCCGATCTTGCTTCCGTCAGGCGAGATTAATTGGAGTGCATTCGCTCAAGCCAATCCATCATTGGGAATAACAATTCATCCGGATAACTTAAAAGCAGTTATTAATGATCCGCCAGATATTGTCCGAACCGAGGTACTCGCTCAGTGGGTAGATACAATTAACAGCGCAATTGATGCACAAAAATGGGGATTGTGTCAGACCGAACCGATACCTTTAGATCCTGAAAAAGAAACTTGGTTTGGTTTAGATTTATCACCAGATCGTAAGTTTGGCGCATTGGTTGCTACTCAGAAATTACCAGGAGAAAAGTTTAATTTAGTTTTACTGCATACATGGTCAAATGATTATTCAATTAATGATTTAGCGGTTGCAAACGATATTGCACCTTATGTAAGAAAATACAATGTTCAGACTGTCGCTTATTCCAAAAGGACTGCACAAGCTGTCGCAAGTCGGCTAGTTCCTGCTGGAATTCCCATTACAGATATGGATGGGGCGATATATGCTGAAAGTTGTGATCGGTGGTTGGGCGCAATCAATTCCCATCGATTACAGCATGGAGGTCAAGACGAACTGACCCAACAAACACTTTCCGCTGCGAAACTGCCCTATGGGGATGGGTCATGGATCATCGGAAGGCGTGCAAGTCGAGTGGCAGTTTGTGCAGCTGTTGCTTCGGCTTTAGCAACTTATTTTGCGACACAACAAGAAACGGAAATTGATATTCAAGTCGGATAAATTGCATTTATGGTATATTATGTGCTAATGGGATTATTCGATCGTTTTTTGACAAATACCGCAATTACACCAACAGTCGATGTGGCTGCTGCTAATACGCCTTACAATTTGCAATCAGCTGTTGGCGGATTATTTTATGGCGCACAAACAGCAACAAGAGAACAAGCAATGTCTGTGCCATCTGTTGCAAGAGCAAGAAACATTATTTGCTCAACAATTGGATCGCTACCTTTAGAAACTTATAATCATTTTACAAAAGAACATATTGATCCACCAAGAGTTATTATGCAACCAGATCCAAGAGTTGCAGGATCAGCCATATATGCATGGATCGCTGAGGATTTATTATTTCATGGCGTTGCTTATGGACAAGTATTAGATTCTTATGCTGCATCAGATAATAGTCGAGTGCGTGCATGGACAAGAGTTGCACCTGATCGAGTGACTTACAACTTAAACGCAAATCAAACCGAGATCACTTCATACATGGTCGATGGAATGCATGTTCCAGCAACAGGCATTGGATCTTTAGTTGTATTTAGTGGATTAGACGAAGGTGTGCTTAATCGTGCCGGTCGCACAATAAGAGCTGCACAAGAATTGGAAAAGGCTGCGGAATTATACGCTAAAGAGCCAGTTCCTACAATGGTGTTAAAATCAAATGGCACAAACCTAACTCCAGAGCGAATCACAAAACTTTTGGAATCATGGAAGGTTGCTAGAAACACAAGAGCAACTGCATTCTTAAATGCTGATGTTGAATTAAACGCTCTTGGCTTTGATCCACAAAAATTGCAATTAAATGAAGCACGCCAATATCTCGCAACAGAAATTGCAAGAGCAGTTGGTATTCCGGCATCATTCTTATCTGCTGAAACTACTAGCATGACATACAGCACAACTATTATGGAGCGTAAAGCATTAATTGATTTTAGTTTAAGAAACATCATAACACCGATTGAGCAACGCCTATCCGCTGCGGATTTCGTACCCAACGGCGTGGAGGTTCGTGTAGATATAGACGACTTTTTGCGTGGCTCTGCATTAGAGCGTGCGCAAGTTTATGAAATCCTAAACCGCATTGGCGCAATGAGCGTTGAGCAAATCCAAGAGGAGGAGGACTTAATCCGATGAAGATTAATTTCCCAATTACAATAACCGCTGCTGATACAAACAAGCGAACAATCTCAGGAACTATTGTTTCTTGGAATGAGGCTGGAAATACATCAGCCGGCAGAACAGTATTTGCAAAAGACAGCATTGATTTTTCAAAGCCTGTTAAATTGCTATTAGAGCATGACAAAACTCGCCCATTGGGTAAGTTGATTGACATTACTGCAAACGATCAAGGCTTGGAAGGTACATTCAAACTTGCAAAGACTTTTGCAGCTGATGACGCTCTTGAGGAAGCAGCGACAGGCTTGCGTGATGGATTTTCTGTTGGAGTAATGGTTGATGCATGGGATAACAAAGATGGCGCAATGGTTATTTCAAAAAGTTCATTACAAGAAGTCAGTTTGGTGTCTGATCCGGCAATTGCTTCAGCGAAAGTTGAATCAGTAGTTGCAACAAATACACCAGAGAATTCCGAAGCAACCGCTGAGGATAAAACAACACAGGAGGACAAAGTGTCAGATATTACATCTGAGGCTCCTATCGCAACCGAAGCGGTAGAAGCTGCAAAGTCTGAGCCTGTGGCAGTAGTAGCAGCACAATCTGTTGCATACACAAAGCCACGCTCACCAATTATCAACAAAGCAACATACCTAGAGCATTCAGTTCGTGCCGCCCTAGGAAACGATGAGAGCCGTCAGTATGTAATGGCTGCTGATACAACCAGCAACAACTCTGGCTTGATTCCAACACCACAGTCAACAGAAGTTATCAACGGCATTTCAAATGCAGATCGTGGATCAATTGATGCAATTTCTCGTGGCGTATTGCCAGCATCAGGCATGACTTTTGAAATTCCAAAGATTACAACTGCTCCAACAGTTGCTGAGGAAGCAGAAGCAGCAACAATTGATACAACCGACATGGCATCATCTTTCGTAACAGTAAATGTTAAGAAATTTGCCGGCGGACAAACATTCTCAGTTGAGTTGCTAGATCGTTCATCACCAGCATTCTTTGATGAGTTAGTTCGTCAAATGGAATTTGCTTATGCAAAAGAAACAGATAAGTTTGTCACTAATGGCATCATTTCATCTGGCTTAATTGCTACAACAGCACAGGACAACACAAACACAGGACTTCTTGCTTATGTTGCACAAGCTGCTCAATTAGTTTATTCAAACTCATTGGGATTTGCTCGCAGCCTTGTTGTATCTCCAGAACAATGGGGTAACATCATGGGTTACAACGATGGTGGTCGCCCAATTTATAATGCTTCAAATCCACAAAACGCAGGTGGAGCAGTAGGACCTCAATCACTTCGTGGAAATGTTGCTGGACTTGATCTTTATGTATCTCGTTCACTATCAGCATTAACTTACACAACTGGCGATGGATCAATGTTCGTAATCAATCCAGAGTCATACACATGGTATGAGAGCCCACGCTTACAACTTCGTTCAGATGTAACAGCAACTGGTCAAGTATCTGTTGCTTACTATGGCTATGGCGCACTTGCAACCAAGATCGCCAACGGATCAGTTCACTTCAACAAGAACTAATTTAGCCCAACTTAATGCCTAGGGTTGCTCCCGATCCTAGGCAGCTAATAATGGGAGACCTAAAGGAGACGACATGCCTAGTATTATTTCAGCCTCACAGCTCAGAAGTGTACTTGGCGTGTCGTCTGCCCTATACGACGATACTTACTTAAATCAAATTATTGACACAGCAGAAACAGTTATTTTGCCAATGCTGGTTACATTTAAAGCACCAATTCAAAAAGTGTCGCTGACAGATAATGTCGCCACTTTCACTACACTAGGAATTCATGAATTTACCGAAGGACAATCAGTTGTCATCACAGGATGCGGAACACCTTACAACGGAACAAGAGTTGTGCTGGCAGACAATCTTGGACAATATACCTTTTCAGCATCGATCACTAACGCCGATATACTCGAGGCTAATGTCATCCCATCCGGAGTTGCTACCCTTTCTGGCGCATCAACTTATGTTGGAAACGCAGCTGTTCAATCAGCCGTCTATACAGTTTCAGTCAATGTGTTCCAAGCAAGACTTTCAAGCGGAGGACAAATAGAGGGTGTCGATTTCACCAGTACGCCGTTCAAAATGGGCAGATCGCTTTTCAACACCTGCGTAGGATTATTGGGTTCATATATGGACACCGAAAGCATGTGTCAATAAATGCCTAATCAAACTATTCTTGAGCAAGTTCGCACACCTTTAGCAACCGCATTATCAAGCGTTGCGGGAAATGTTTACGCCTTTGTTCCAGAGTCTATAATCCCACCAGCAATCGTGTGCGTTCCAGATTCGCCGTATCTTGAATTTGAAACAATAAGCAAATCAAACATTCGCGCAAAGGTCAATATGACCATCACAGTTGCAGTTGCATATAACAGCAACCCAGCATCGCTCGACAATATCGAGCAGTTAGTCATAAGTGTTCTGGCAGTAATTCCAGCAGGTTATATTGTCAGTTCGGTTGAAAGACCAACAGTTACACAAGTAGGAGCAGCAACTTTGCTTATTGCAGATGTTAGAGTTAGCACCTATTACCAGAGAA